CTGGTTCTCGGGGCGTCCAGGCTGTCAAGGACAGCGACCTGCCAGTCATAGAGGCGCTGCCGCAGGACCAGCTGGCAGTACCCGCTCGGGGTGGACGCCAGCTCGTAGACCTCGGCTTTCTTCACTTTTCCCGGCATGGATCCTCCTCCAGCAGCTTGTGCCGGCGCAGCCGCATGGCATGGACCATCTGCCAGAACTCGGCTTGCTGGACAGGGTCCCCGGTAGCCGCGGTCTGCATGAAGACCTGGACGCCGGCGGCGACCTGGACCTGCGCGCCTTCGGCCTGGGCCCTGTCCCACCCCTCGAGCCTGCAGAGCCTGGCCATGGCCTCGAGCCTGTCGCGGGTACTTTCGTCGGCGTCCCGCATGACCGAGGTGGCGAACTCCAGGGCTTCCTGCCGGTCGGCAATCCCCTTTTTCTCGATCCGCCGCCTGGCGGCTTCCACCTGCCGCGAAATGTCACGGTTTGTCAACAGTCGGTCGCCGGTTCGCCTGGCATCACCGGTGTAGCCGGCCCGTCGCGCGGCCTCGGCGGCGTTGCCGGTGGCGATGTAGGCGGCGACGAACTTGGTCTGGCGGAGATTCAGCTTACCTTGTCCGGCCACGGCCATGCCTCCTCAGGACGACGCTCCCCAGCACGGGATGGGCCTCGATCTCGCGCAGCGTCTTGCGCAGTTGCGTCCGCTGGTATCCGCCGACTGCGAGCTTACGGCAGTTGGGCCGGCGCAGGTCCCCGCCGGCGGCGATGACGGCCCCGAGTATGGCGAGCTTGCTGGCCTTCCCGTTGCAGAGGATCAGGGCGTGGGTATAGGCGACCATGGCCTCCTGGGCGCCGTCCAGCGAGCAGGCCAGCAGGGCCGCCAGGGCGGCGGCGCGGGGGCTTGCGGCACTTGCAGGGCTGCGGGTGTCCTCCTGGTCTGCGGCGCAGGCCGTGACGGCCCGGTGGGCCGTCTCTCGCGCCGTGCCGGCGGTGGCCAGCCGGCAGCCGTGTGAGCAGTAGGGCAGGACTGCCTCGGCCCGGTGGCGTTGTGTCACCTCGAAACTCCAGCCGCAGTACGGGCAAGTTTGGGATGCCCCTGTACCGGTCATTTCCACCTCCCAGGATGACGTAGGGGTAGCACGATGACATTGAAAGCCCACTTGACCCGGCGCCACAAGGGCTGTGCCAGGACGGTGTTCATGACTCTGGCCACGGCGTCGGCGTCGCGGTCGTACAGCGCCCTGGCCTCGCGGCGCAGCGCTTTCGGATGCTTATGCTTCATGGCGTCACCTCATCCTCCAGTCCGGCCCGGTCTTGCCAGCGCGGCCTTGACTTCGGCCACAATGCGGTCAATCTGCGCGGATTCCTCAGGCGACACCTGCGGCCTCACCCGGTCTGCCTCAGCCTGCGCCGCCCTGTCCGCGGCCTGCTGCCTCAGCCGCTCGCGGTACGCCGCCCTCACCCTGGCGCACGGCGGGCGGTCGTAGTTCTCCGCGACGCAATACCAGGCCCACCTGAACGCCTGCCAATCGTCCGTGTCAGCGAGGATTGCGTCTGTCCACTCGTCAAGCGCGGCGTTGCTTATCTGAAAGCCCGTCTGCGCCTCGTACATGGCGCTCAGTGCCTCACGTTTGTCCTCGATGGTCATGCTCGGCCCTCACGTTTGCGTTTCGCCGCCAGCCGTTCCTCGGCCGTCAGTTCCGGCCTGGGCCGCGCCGGTTTCCTCAGCGTCGCCTCGATGTGCGCTTTTTCGGCTCTCAGGTGCGCTTGCCAGTTGCGTATCGGGCGGCCCTTGAAATCGCACCATCCTCTGCCAAGCCGCTCAGCGTGCAGCGCGTCGGCCTGCTGGCGTGTCCAGAGCACTCCGATGGCCAATCCGTACTCGTGCCACTCCGTCTCTGATGGCACGGTGTCCGCCGGGTCGTGCGGTGCCTGGTGTGGCGGCCCCTCACGCGCAGGTGCGTCGTGCGCGCGCGCTAAACGCTCTCCCTCTCCCTCTCCCTCTGTCTCTGCCTCTGTCTCTTGCGAGCGCGCGAGGCCTAGCACGTTGCTAGCATCATGCTTGCGCGTTGCTAGCGTGGCGTCATCAACCTGCTCCAGATAGTGCCCGAGCGCCGCTAGCACCTTGCTACAGGCTGCGACCGAGAGGCGTAGCCTGAATGCTAGCGTTGCAACGTCCGGCAGATAGCCGTCGTATTCGCTGGCCACCAGCCACACTAGCGGCAGATAGCGCGCGGCCTTGTCCGGCAGCGCGGCATAGTCGGAGTCGTCCAATAGCGTCTTGTGCAGCTTCACCCAGGGCGGGCAGCGCTCTTTGTAGTGTTGGAACCCCACCCAGTTGCGCACTCTGTAGGTAGTCGTCGCCACGTCAGTCTTCTCCTTTTCCATCGTCGCCGTCGCGGTTTGCCACGCAGAACAGCCCGCACCTGTCCTTGGCCAGCCGACCATAGGCAGGGTTCAACTCGATTAGGATGGCCCGTCTTCCGTTGCCCGTCGCCACCTGTCCGGTCGTGCCGGAGCCGCCGAACGGGTCGAGGACAACTCCGCCCGGCGGACAGCCAGCCAGTATGCACGGAAGGATTAGCGCCGATGGAAACACCGCGAAATGCGCGCCGCTGTAGGGCTGCGTGGCCACCGTCCAGACGGATCGGCGGTTGCGCCTGCCGTCTCGGAGATCGTAGGCGTTCCCGCTCTTGGTGCGGTGCTCCTCGGCGTCGCAGTCGCCGTACTTGTTGCCGCCGAAGCGCGGCGGGACGGCTTTCATCGGCCCGTTGGTCTTTCCGGGCACCCGGTCGGATCCTGCCTGCTGCGCGAGGGTGGCCTGCCCAAGCCGCTGGACGGTCGTTGCGGCCACCGGCTCCGCCACCGCCTCGGCGTCGTAGTAGTAGCGCGGCGACTTGGCGAGCAGGAAGACGTATTCGTGCGACTTGGTGCAGCGGTCGGTCACGGACTCGGGCATCGGATTGGGCTTGGCCCAGATGATGTCCTGCCGCAGATACCATCCGTCCGCCTGGAGCGCGAACGCCACTCGCCACGGGATGCCGACGAGGTCTTTCTGTTTTAGGCCCGGCGGGGTCGGCGCTCGCCCACAGTCCTGTGAGCTGTGCTTATGTCCGCCGCCGCATCCGAGGCGCTCCCCGAGCACATCAAGCCGCTGATGTCCGCTCGTGCCGCTGCTCGCGTACGAGTCCCCGAGGTTCAACCAGAGCGTCCCGTCGTCTTTCAGGACGCGCCGCACCTCCCGAAACACGGCGACGAGGGCGGCGACGTATTCCTCCGGTGTGCGTTCCAGCCCGATCTGGCCATCGCACCCGTAGTCGCGCAGCCCCCAGTAAGGCGGCGAGGTCACGCAACAATGCACGGAACCGTCCGCGAGCGTCGGCAGGATGTCGCGGCAGTCTCCGCAGTAGATGGTCACGCCGGCAGCCAGTTGCACCGCCTCGGTCACCGCCCCGTCGCATCGCGACCCGCAGTTCACGCCGACTTCTCCTTGTTGTCCCTGTTGTCCCTCATCTCTTCGACGAATATGTCCCCGTGCTGCACCATCAGGCGGAAGGTCATCCAGGGCAGCAGGGCCCTGGCGGCGCGGAAGCGGGCGACCCCGGCCTCACTCCAGGCCAGGTGCTTGCCCGTGTGGGATCCCTTGACCTCGTGGACCTCGATCTTGCCGTCGCTGTAGGCCACGAGGAAATCTGCGCGGTATCTGGCGCCGTCGGGCAGGCGGAACGTCACCTGTTCGGTGTAGCCGGNNNNGGCCCTTTCCGGGCGCGCCGCGGCCTGCCGGATGCCCGGCCCCAGGGCGGCCGGCCTCGCGGCTTGGCGGGGCGTCTGCGGCCGTCTGGCCGCATTTCTGGCAGGCCTTGCCCTCCGGGTACGCCAGCCCGCACCGGCACTCGAACCAGCCGTCGGGCAGCCTGCTGAACCGTGCGCCGGGCATCGTCAGTCCTCCCCTCTGTCCGCCGCACCGGACGGCACGCCGCCGGTGGGCGAGGGGTTATGCGCCTTGAGGCACGCCACCAGTTGCCGCGCCGACTGTCTAGCGTCCATCAGCGGGTGGTGCGCCGGCAGCTCGTCGGGCAGGCGCTCGGTCACGGCCAGCGCGTTGCCGCCCTGCGCCAGCAGCACACTCGCCAGGTCGTGCAGCGGGTAAGGGCCTTGCCACTCGCGTTCGCTGTGGTTCAGCCGCACGCACGCGCTCAGGAAGTTGGCTTCCACCGGCCACGCGCAGTCAGCCACCAGCACAGCGCCCTGGTCTGCCCAGCGGCGCCACTCATGCCAAAACGAGTTCCGCAGGTGCAGCTTGTTCGGGCTCGTCACCTCCAGCGTCGGCACATGCTCGGCCACCCACAAGCGGCTTTCGTCGGTGCCGTCGCACTTTGCCGGGTCGCAGGCCATGCAGCCTTCATCCAGCCGCTCGCCTTCGCGGTTCACCACCACCCAGGCCACTGCAAAGCCTTCGCCGTGCAGGCCAATGCTTTCCACGTCGAACACCATGAATTTGTCCACCATCATTTCCTCGCTTTTCGTTGCAGGCGCATAACCCCTCGCTCGAACCGCCCGCCTACGGCGGCGGTTCAGCTCGAACGTTATGCCCCTTCGGGTACGGCAACCGTGTCGGCCGCTGTTTCCCTCGCAGGGCGTAGGTGTAAATGTGCTTCCCCGGCACTGCTACATCCGTCAAAAGCCCATCCTCTTGCAGCTTCCGTAGCCGCTTCACGAACGGCTTAAAGTCGCCGTTGTACTTCGTCCGCAGCGCCCGAGAGTGATACAGCCTTCCCTCCGGCGTTTGAAGCAAAACGTCTGGCGCGGTCTGCCCTTCGTAATTCCAGTTTGCCGCCTGATAGATCGTGCCACAATGCCCGTGGTGCGGGTCGGCGTAGCTCACGCATACCTTGTACCCGGTCTGCCGCTTCAAGACCTTCAGGCACTTCGCAATAAGCCACGACTCCGTGTTGTGCGGGCACCGATCAAGGCAAACCAACCGCCGAAGTTCAACCACGTCAGCCTCCTTTTCTCCGTACCGTTTCCACGCCGTTGTCGATAGTGGCCCGAACAGCACCGCGCCCACTATCTCACCGCCTTCGTATAGTGCAAAGGCCATACTTACCTTGCAGCCGTTG